AGAGAGCATCAAAATCTACACCAGCGTGTTTTCTCCCTCCTCCTCTATCTGCACCATAGTGCTGTTTTCCTGGAAGAGTATTTGTTGGAGGTAATGATGGCAATCCTTTTTGGGATGGTGGTGCTCCAGGAACTGCTGGAGTTTGTGGTTGAACTGATGGTTGTTCTGGTTGAAATACTTTTAATGCTTTTTGATTATAAGATTCTCTAATTTCTTGTATTTTTCTTTCACCCTCTTTACTCAAAACTCTAGCAGATCTGGGAGATTTTTGTGTATAATACTTTGGATCTAACTCAATATTTCTTATTTTAACATCTCTTTCCTCTTTTAATTTTTTTAATTCATTTCTTTTTCCTTGTATTTCTTCATACATTTTTTGTTGGGATGCCGACAACTTTTGTTGTTTTCTAGATCCTTTTTTATAAGTCATTCCAGTTTCAGTTATACCATATCCTGCAAGTTTATTTCTCAACTGCTCATCAACTTTGGCAAAATCTCCACCACCTGCTATCTGACCTCTTATTAAATCATAAGTTCCTTTCATAGCTAAAGTGACTCCAACAGCAGCAGCTCCACTTGCTGCTATTGCTCCAGCAACAGGACCTGCTGCTGCGGCAGCTGCCCCTAGTCCAGGTATTTTTAATAATAGTCCACCAAGTCCACCAAGTGCTCCACTAAGAAGACCAACACCACCTAGTAGTGTTTTGGTTAACCCCAACAACATTGGAGCAATAGGCAGTAAAGCAATCGCAAGTAATCCGCCAAGTATTAACCCAGCATTATTCTGTAAGAAGTTAGCAAACCCATCAATTGCTTTTTGATTTGCTGGATCCTTCAACCACCTAAACATTCCAAGAACAACAGAACCCAAAAGAACATTCGTAAAGAATCTCTTAATCGCACCAAAGAAATCATCAACAGGTTTAGTGAGTGCGTTAAGTATAGGTGACTTTGGTTTCTTCTTTTCTAATATTGATTCTCTTTCCTTCTTCTTTTTCTTTTCTGTTTCTTTTCTATCTTCTTGTGCTGCTTTTTGTTCCGTCTTACTTTGACTTGACAATAAAGTTCTGATGGTAATCAAAGACTCTAAAATATTACCAATACCATCAATAAGATCTCCCTGTAAATTCTCAGTATCAACTACAGGTTTTTTCTCTTGCTCGGGTGCTACCTCTGCTGCTTGTGGTATAAGTTTCTGTGCCTTTACAATCGCACCAGGAGGAGTTGGTTGTTTACGATCTAATACTTTATTAATATCAATCTTCTTTGGTTTAACTTTAAACCTACCAGTCTTATTCCTTACTCTCTTGAGTTCATTTGTAACTAACTCAATACTCTCAGTTGTCATCTGAGAGTCTGGCATTCTTCCTTTAACTGCTGCTTCCTTTAAGAGAGAAGCATACTCTTCATAAGTTAAATCAAAGACTTCTTCCAACCCTAAGATAGAAAGAATCTGAGAGTCTATATCTTCTTCTACTAAATCATCTGGTTTTTTTGGTATAACAGCAAGTGCGGAAGATGATTGAGGTACATCCTCGTTTTTAATACTTTCCAACAGATCATCCAAACCAGGGATGTTATCATCATCCTCTTCTTGAATGCTCTTAAGTAGATCGTCTAAACTGGGGATGTTATCAGCCATTCTGCTGTTGTCTTAGTTTTTCATCTTCCAGATGTTGTTGTAATAAACCAATATAGACATCTCGTTCCCAAGGAATCAAATTTTCAACCTCTGTTAATGAATATTTATGGAACTGCATCAAGGCAAAGTTAATCTTGTAGTAGTTCTCAAGGTCCATATGGACCATTCCTATGCGAAAAAACTTGATAACCCTTCTAATACTACAGTGCTTTCTACTTTTGTCTTTGGATTTGTAAAGGTAATTTCATGAGACAACTTGGGCATTGTCTCAAAGAACTTTTCAACTTGCTTGAATTGAATAGAATTCATCTGCTCTAAGAAATCAACCAGTTCTTTCTTAGTTACATCAGCAGCAACCCAAACTTCTTCTTCACTGTAAATTTTATCTACACAAGAAGCAATCAAATCAAAAGATTGATCAATACCAACATTACCTGACATGTCAAAGTTGTTCTTGATGAACTGATCAAGTGATGGATACTTCATTTCCATCATCAAACTATCATCAAGTTTAATCTTATTTGTATGATCTTCTGCTTTCTGAACTTTAATTTCATCAATATTAATTGTTACAGGCACCGATGTTTCTCCATCATCAGGTGCAATAAGATTTACTTGAATCTCTTCACCAACGGACTTACCACGAATGTTCAAGAACAAGTATTCAATATCAAAGGTTGGTAGTGCCTCTACCTTAATACCTTTTGTTTGGATACAATTCTTGAGTACTGCCTTGATGGCATTTGAGATTTCTTTAGTATCTTCTGTCTCAAGTGCTAAGACCAGTAGTTTCTCTTCTTTAACTAAGAAAGGTCGGTACTTGATTGGTTTTCCTGTAGATGGCAACTCAAGTTCATAAGTTGGTGTTGCAATAGTCGGTAAAGGCATAATGACCTATAGAAGTTTCAGTAATGATATTTATCCAACTCTAAAGAAGTTTGCTGTGTTCGTTGCGTCTTGAGCATTTTGACCGAAATTAACATAATATTCATTGGTAAGTGTTCTAGTCATTTTTGAAGTATTAAATTCTGATGCTGGGGTTTCAGATATTCCAAACTCAGGACTTATGAATTCATTTTTGGGATCAAACTGTCCAAGTTCACTGATTCCAGGAGCATTTTGATTTTTAACAACCGAAACATCAGAAGAACCACTTCTCTGCATTACATAACGAATGAATGAAAAAGATACATTACACTTTAATATTTGACTTTGATCATATGAAACTGGCATTGCTGTAATACTGACAGGAAATCCATATACAAAAGTATAATCAAGAGTTCTAGTGGATCCATTGAAGTGATGATCTCTTTCAAACTTTGAGAGGTAAAAATTTATCTTATAATTATCAGCATATTCTACACGATGATGAACATATGGACTTTTGAATTGTTCTCTATTGAAAACATCTCCAACTCCAGTAATATAATCTATCCAACTCTCAAAGAATTCAACAACTTTATATTCCCTATCCACATAAAAGGTCATATCAGCAGTCTCATCATAGAGTCTGCGATAAACCATCTTCTCACTTACACCATGATAATCATTTGTGACATCATGAGTTGCCAAAGTTGATCCAGGAAGACTTGCTTCTGTACACAACAAAGAAATATTATCAATATCTAAGGTACTAATTCCTCTCTGAGATACAAAGGTCCTAACCCCAGCAGGAACTGGTATTGTCAAACGATATAATGAAGTTTGAGCAACGTTTAACAATCTAGATTTGATATCACTTACCGATAATCTGTCTGGGCGGATACCTGCCATCTATAAATACTTCTACCGATATATTATGTATAATGGCAGAAAGCATTAAGAGTCGTTATAAACCCGAGTATCCGAAAAAGTATAAAGGTGATCCAAATAATATCATCTGTCGTAGCAGTTGGGAACGCCGTTTCTGTCGGTGGTGTGACTTAAATGAGAACATTTTAGAATGGGGATCAGAAGAGTTCTTCATTCCTTATTTTGATCCTACCACTAGTAGAGTCAGAAGATACTTTCCAGATTTCATTATCAAAGTTCGTGAACAGTCTGGTGAGATCAAAAAGTATGTGATTGAAATTAAACCAAAGAGACAAACAATGCCTCCTGTTCAAACAAGCAAAAAGAGAACAAGAACATTCATCAACGAAGTTAAAACTTATGCAGTGAATGAAGCAAAGTGGAAAGCTGCTAAAGAATTTTGTGCTGACAGAATGCTTGAGTTTCGTATTATAACCGAAAACGAACTAGGGTTAGGATAATGGCACAGGGTTTTGGACAAAATGTTCAGAAACAATCACCAAGAATATCACAACTGAAAAGAAAGTTGGATGGATCTGAAGATGCAGACCTGATTATGATGAGTATCATGGAGGTATTCAGAGAAATAGAATATGTTCCTGATCCTGGAAACTACTATACCTTTATATACATACCAAAAACTCCAGAGATTACTTATGATGAACATCCCTTAGTTGCTGTGACTGAAGTACAACGATGGGGATTCAAAGGTTTCAACTATCATTGGAGAATGATGAGAAACTATACCTGGCAAGAAGTAGCAGGAGCACTTCATCTAGTAAAATCAAATGAGATTGATTATCTCCGTTCTTTACCTTATGGGAAAATCAGGACTAAATAACTAAAAAGTGTCTGATGGCAACCAGTAAACCTTACATATTAGGTGGACAATCATTTCAAACTGAAGTTAATGAAGATGCTTCCACCGTAAAAAGACTTCCGGTTGTTCCTTACACACAACAAGAAGTTAACTCAGCAACCGCAACGGGAAATTTAAATTCCGATGGGTCAATAAGTTATGCCAATGTGTATGGCAAAGGAAACTATGAACAATTAGCTGCTCCAGATGAGTGGATGAATTCATTATCTAATGATGCAACTTATTGGAACACAATTAATCAATCAATAGGTGGAGAGAATCTTAATCTATCTTTTGATCCAAATTTAAATCTTACTGGTGGAGTATTGTCAACAAACACAGATACTAATGGAGGAAGCACTTCAGCAGATGCTTCAGGTGATTTAAGATACCCTTTAAGTAATGATGGTAGTTATGATTACTTAAAGATAAGCACTCACGAATTGAATAGATTTGAAAGTTTACTTGGAGAAGGTCAACAAGGATTTAAATTACAAAGTCCAGATGAAAGACTTAGTGGGTCAATAGGACCCACTATTGTTTTACCAATGCAACCAGGAATATCGGACAGCAATTCTGTTGATTGGGGATCAGATCAATTAAATCCACTTCAATTAGCTGGTGCAAGATTGGGTGCTGGTTTAATAGAAAATCTTTCAAAATTTAACTTTGGTGCTGCAGGATCCGATGCTCTAGAAAGTATAAGATCAAGTCTAAGTCAAGCTGGATTATCAATAGACCCTAGTGATATTATCACATACTTCGCAGGACAAGCAGTAGGAGCAAATATTTTTACTCGTTCTACAGGTAAAGTGATAAACCCCAACCTCGAATTGCTATTCAGAGGACCTCAACTTAGATCATTCAATTATAACTATACATTTACCCCTAGAAGTAGTAAAGAAGCTGTTGTAGTTAAAAAAATAATAAGGCATCTGAAAAAATACATGGCAGTAAGAAAAGAAGATCCAGGACTATTTTTAAAAACTCCACATGTTTTCAAATTGAGTTACATATATTCTGAGGGTGGACAGCATCCATTCTTAAATAAAATTAAACCATGTGCTCTCACAAACTTGAATGTAGAATATACTCCAGATGGAAGTTATATGACATATAAAGATGGTTCAATGACATCTTACACCGTATCAATGCAATTCTCCGAACTGACTCCAATTTACGAAAGTGATTATCAAGATTCAGATAACGATATGGGATTCTAAAAATGGCAAGACCTTACTTCAGACAAGTACCTAACTTTGAATATGTCAATCGTAATGCAGATAATCTTGACATCTCAAATTATATTGAAGTAAAGAACCTTTTCAAGAAGGGAAAACTTCGTGAAGATATTTTTGGTAATCTAAACTTCTTCACAAAGTATAAGATCGTTGGTGATGAAAGACCTGATAATATTGCATATAAACTTTACAATGATTCAACATTAGATTGGGTTGTTCTTTTATCAAACAACATTCTCAATATTCAAACTGAATGGCCGATGTCACAATCGGTATTCGATAAAGTAATGTTAGAAAAGTATGGTTCTTATGAGGAACTCTATTCAGGAGTTCATCACTATGAAACTATAGAAGTTAAGAACTCTAGAGGTATTACAGTTCTTCCTGGTGGATTAAGAACACCAAGCACATGGAGGACAAATGGAAACTTCATTCAAGCAACAAGAACAAATATATCACAAATTTTTGCAGGAAGTGCTGGCATTCCATCCACAACTGTCACTGTAACTTTAAATAATGGTATTCAAGGACTAAGAGTTGGAGATCAAGTAAGTGTAAACAACGTATCGGAGTTTGTATTCAATGGTAGATTTATAGTAACTTCAGTTATTGCTCCATTCGATGATATTGCTGTCGTATTTACTTATGAACTACCATCTATTCCAGCAGTTGCAGATCCAACGATCAATGAAACAGAAGAAGTTATATTTACTATTGAAGGAAACATTGGAGTTGGTAACGCATATTACTATGAATACTATGATGATGGTCTTGGTTATTATGTAACCTTACCTTCTACGGAAATTGTTACTGCGGTGACCAATCACGAGTATGAATATCAAATCGAAGATGCTAAAAGAAATATTTTTGCACTGAAACCACAATATCTAAATGTAGTCTTTAATGACCTTGATGATATCATGCCATACAAAAAAGGTGGTGATCAATTTGTGACCACCACCCTGAAGAAAGGAGATAATATTAGACTGTTTGAGTAATCAGTCTTCTGCCAACCTCTGGAAATAACTCAGAGCATCATCTTCATCTTCATCAGAAGTCTCAATCTTAGGAAGTGAAGGAGACTTACTGCGAGCAAAAGACTGCTCCAGTTCTGCGATTACACTCTCTTCCTTAGAAGGAGTTTGAGTGTAAGAGTCATACTCATCTTCCTGTTCTTGGACAGCGGCACGAGCAGACTTCTGACCCAGAACATACTTCAGACGCTTTTCAAGATCTTCATACGATTTGAATTGATCAGGAGCAACGATTGCAGAGAGAGAATACTCTTTCTTCCACAGTGCTTCCAGTGCGTCATCATCATCCATAAGTGCAGAAGGAGAATCGAACTCAGACTTATCGTAATTCCAGTAACCTTCTACCTTACGAATCTTCAGACGGAAGTTAGCACCACCCCAGAAGTCAAAAGGATTGATGGGTTCTTCATCTTCAAACTCGGGTTGCATAGCATTCAGAATCTTATCAAAGATCTTCTTACCGAACTTGAACAGGAAGACTTTACCTTCGTTCTCAGGATGAGCAGGATCTTTGATCACATAGATGTTGCTATAGTAAGACAGTTTACGCTTCTGCTTACGGACAGTCTCTTTGTCCTTATCACTACCACTGTTCCAGAGTTCACGATTGTGCTCAGACACAGGATCTTTCTGACCAATTGTAGTCAGAGAGTTCTCAATGTACCAACCACCATTGCCTTGGAAAGCATGTGAATACATTTTTACCCAGGGAAGTTCTTCACCTTCAGGTGCAGGAAGAAAACGGATGATTGCAGAACCAACACCGGTCTTATCCATTTCTGGTTTCCAGAAACGTTCATCAGCACCACCAGAACCAGTGTTCATTTTCTCTACTTCCTTCACCAGTTTCTCGGTGAGAGAACCCAGTTTGGATTGCTTTTTCAGATTTTCAAAAGACATTTGTATACCTCGGATTGTTTGGATTTGGCCTTTGTGTACCCCATCAGTTTACAGGTCGGAACCCGTATTGTCAATGCGTTCCTTCATGGTTTCAAGAAGTTTTTCCATGTTATTAAAGATGATACTCATATCAACATGAGGAGGAAGACCCATCATTTGTGCTGACTCTTTGATTCTTTCTTTCATCTTGATTGCTTCAGGATCATCAGAAAGTTTCAAACGAGTATAAAGAATCTGCTGTTTGTTCAGCAGTTTCTCTAAGAGAGCAACATGAAACAATTTTTCCTCTTTAGACATACGAGGAAATTCAAAAACATTTCTATAAACATCTTCCTGAAGTTCAGAAATTTCAGCCATCTCAGCACGGACGACTTCAGAATCAAAAAAACTCATGTTCCTCCAACAATTTGTTTGAGTATCTTTTTATAATGGAATACATCTATATGTAGGAACGGAGAATATTTTTTCATTTTTAAACTGACGGTTTCCCACACAGGATCTTTTAATTTCTTATCAAAATCTTTCCCGAACAGGAATATTTTGTCATATATCACCATTGTTTCCAGACTAATTTTACCGATCAGGAAACTTTTTAGAAGTTGTGGATGTCCTTTTGAACAGTCAAACACTTCTTCAAATTTATTTTCAAATAATTGTTGC